ATGAAACTTATAGATAAGGCAAAAGCTCATTTTGATTCTTTAGAAATCAAAGAGATTGAGATACCTGAGTGGAGTGATGGAGATGAGGTTCTTAAAGTATATGCAAAGCCATTAACGCTAGCAGAAATGTCTAAATTGCAACGATATGCAAAAGACGATGATGTAGCATTGATGGCTTATTGCTTAATATATAAAGCCTTAGATTCTGATGGTGAGAAAGTATTTGACCTATCAGATAAACATACACTTATGAATGGTGTAGACAAAGATGTACTTGCAAGAGTTGCAACTGAAATAATGTCTGCTCCAAGTGTAGAACAACAAGCAAAAAAGTAGTAGAGGATAAGGACTTATTTGCTAAATACTATCTAGCTGAAATGTTGCATTGCACACTTCAGGAACTAGAAGAAAAGATGACCTTATCCGAATTTACAGGATGGTTAGCATATTTAGAGGAAAAGAATAGGCAGATAAGAAATGGCAACTGATTATAAATTAAGAATTACAGCCCAAGATAAAAGTAAAAAGGGTTTTAATTCAGTAAATAAAAACATCAACAGTACGCAATCAGCTATGAAAAAATTAGCTGGTGCTTTTGCTGGTGTATTTGCTGTTAGACAGCTTGTTCAATTTGGTAATCAAGCATTACAAGTTGCTGATGATATTGGTAAACTTGCCGATTCTGTAAATGTAAGCACAACATTCTTACAGCAATATCAATTTGCTGCTGAGCAATCAGGAATAAGCACAGAAGGTTTTACTAAAGCTCTTAGATTCTTTGCTAAGGGTGTTGGTGAAGCTACTATGGGTACTGGTTTAGCTAAAAGAGCTTTTGAAGAAATGGGAATTTCTTTAGAAGATGCTGGTGGTCAAACTAAAAGTACTGAAGATTTATTCAAAGAATTTTTCCATACCTTAGAATCTATACAAGACCCTTTACAGAGAAGTGGATTATTAGCTCAAGTCTTTGGCTCAAGAGTTGGTATTCAAATGGCTAATCTTATAAAAAGTGGTGCTATGGCTATGGATGATTTAGCTGAATCTGCTACTGGCATCATAGATGAAGAAACAATAAGAAATGCTGAAGCATTTAACGACACTATGAATAGATTAAAACGACAAGTTTTAGTTCCATTACAAAGTGCATTTGTTAATACATCAAAAGCTATTCTTGATTTCGCAGAAGCTATGGGTTTAATTAAACCTGATTTGTTTACCAAGTCTTTAGAAGAATTAAATAGCTCTTTAGATGAACAAAACGAAAAAATATTAAGAAATGAAAAAAATATTAAAAGATTTGGTGCAATTCCTGAATATACAAGACCATTAAAAGCTGCTAAAGAACAAAAAGAATTGTTAGAAGATGCAATAGCAAAAAGAGAAAAACAAATTGAAATTGAGAAAAAATTACAAGCAACACAAAAAGATGGTACTGATTCTCAAAATTTAATAAATAATTCAATAAAAGAAAATATAACTATAGTAAAACAGTTTGCAGATACAGTTGAGGGTGAATTAACAAGAGCATTTACAGATTTTTTTGATTCTACAAGCAAACAATTTTTAGATTTTAAAAATTTATCTCGTTCAGTAGCTAGAGCAGTTATAAATGAGTTAATGAATATATTTGTAGTTCAAAAATTAGTTGGAATGGCAACAACTGCTATAACTAATGCTGCAACAGTTGGTAGTGGTGGTTTAGGTGATGCAGTAGATGGAATTCAAAGTTTAAATGGTGGTGGTTATACAGGTAATGGTATAAGAGCAGGTGGTTTAGATGGTAAGGGTGGTCGTTTAGCTATGATTCATCCACAAGAGACTGTTATAGACCACACTAAAGGTCAAGCTATTCAATCAGCACCTACAGTCAACTTTAACATCTCAACAGTAGATGCTGCTGGATTTGACCAGTTACTAGCATCAAGAAAAGGATTGATAACATCAATCATAAACAATGCCATGAATAATCAAGGCAAAATGGGAGTCGTATAATGTCAGGACAATTTCCAACATCTCCTAATTTTAGAAGTATAAATTTTAAAGATAATAGACCTACTTTATTAAATCAAACTTTATCAGGTAGAAAACAAGTCAGACAAATAGGTAGTCAATATTTTTCTTTTACAGTGCAAATGCCACCTTTACAACAAGAGAAGGCTCAAGAAGTATTTGCATTTTTACAAAAACAAAAAGGTTCTTTTGAGGACTTTACTATAGTTGCACCATTAGATAATTTAGGTGCAGGTAAAGCAGAAACAGATATTCAAGTAGTTGGAGCACATACATCAGGAGATGCTTCTATTGCTTTAGATGGCTTCTCAGCTAGTCAAACAGGTGCATTAAAAGCTGGTGATTTGATTAAGTTTGCCAATCATAGTAAAGTTTATATGGTGCAATCAGATATTGATTCTGATAGTGGTGGAGCATTAACTGTTCTTATATCACCTAACCTAGTAGCATCTCTAGCAGATAATGAAGCTGTTACTGTAAACAAGCCTAGCTTTACTGTTTATCTTGAAAATAATGAGATTATGTATTCAACAGATGCTAGTGGTTTTTATAGTATTTCATTTGATGTTAGAGAGGTTATAACCTAATGCCTAGAAGTTTATCTACTGATTTACAAACTCAAGTATCATCAACAGCAACTAAGACAGCTTTTTTAGTTGAGTTAAATTTATCATCTACTATCAGACTAACTGATTGGTATTCTAATGTAACCTATGATTCAAACAGTTATCAGGCTGGTGGTTCTTTTTTAACTATTGATTCAACAACTGAAACAGGTCAACTACAGGTAGATGAAATTAATTTAGGTTTTTCAAATGTAACTGACCAAGTGAGGTCTTTAGTTCAAGATGGTGCATTTACAGATAAAACAGTAGATATCTATTTAGCTTACTTTAATACAGATGAAACTATTGTAGGTGCAATAAGTTTTTTCAAGGGTCAAATAAGAAATGTAGCTATTATTGAAAACATCAATGGATGTACTTTAAATATGAATGTTGCATCTCATTGGTGTAATTGGAATTTAACTAAAGGTAGGCATTTTTCAGTAGAATCACAACAAGCATTTAGTGCAGGTGATGATGGTATGGAATATGCAACTCAGGTTAAATCAGATGTTAGGTGGGGTAAATAATGGTTTGGCAAGCTGTTGTTGATTTCTTTGTAAGGGTTGGAGCATGGATTGCAGCCAACCCTGTAACTGCTGCTTTAACAGCTTATAGTACCTATAGTGGGGTCAAGGGTTATAGACAAGCTAAAGATATGCAGGCTAAAGCTGCTCAAATATTGGCTAATAAAACTTCTGCTGGTGGCAAGATTCCAGTTGTATATGGCACAAGAAGGGTAGGTGCTCAAGTTGTTTATATGGATGTCTCTAACAATGATTCAAGACATTTATTTATGGTTTATGCATTATCTGTTGGAGAATGTGATGAAATTCTTTATAGAACAATTGAATTAGATGGTACTCCCTTAACAGACCCTAATAAATTTAGATATGGTAGTTATGTTGGTTCAGATAGAAACAATCAAACTGGTTACAATGGGCATCAGCCTTTAAATACAGTATCTCAGGTTGGTTCAACAATTAGTGCTGGAGCAGGACAATTTGGCACTAATCAAAACGCAAGATACAGAATCACATTAAATTTACATCATGGAAATCCAAGTCAATCAGCAGACCCTATGCTTGTTGCATCTATGCCTAATTGGACTTCATCACATAGGTTGGATGGGGTTTGTTACATAGCAGCCCATTTTAAGTTTGATGTTGATGGTATGTGGTCAGGTGTACCAAGATTAACAGTTCAAGTAAAAGGAAAAAGGGTTTATGACCCAAGAGATGCAAGTCAGCAATTTGGTACTCCATTTACTTACAAACATTCTGATAATCCAGCTTTAGTTTTTTTAGATTACATTACTAATAATGAATATGGTAAAGGCTTAACTGCATCTCAAATTAATATGTCTACATATAGCTCGGCTGCTAATGTTTGTGATACTCAGGTTGACCAGCCTTATTTTAATGGTTCAGCACAATCATTAACTTGGTCTGCTAATAGTGGAGATGATTTTTTTACGATTACAGGCACAGGTGCAAATGCTGCTTGGTGGCAAAACAAAATAGGTGAGCTTTTAGATTTATATGATGCTAATGGTAATGGTGTATTAGATGAGGTAGAAATAAAAGAGATACAAAGAACCGAATATTTTGATACAACTAAAGAATTTATTGTTTTTATAAATGGTTATTTTAGTAGCAATTATTCTTCGCAAAATGGTTCTTCATTATTAAAAGTTAAACGATTCACTACTAATGGCTGGGTAGATACTAATAATAATGTAATGGATAATGCCCAAGAACTTCTCAGCAATATGAGGGGTATTTTTCTGTATATTGATGGCAAATATGAATTATCAATAGAAGATACAGGTACATCATCATTTAGTATTAATGATAATCATATTATTGCTGATGCTGGTATATCAGTTGATTATGGCAATAAAGATAAAAAAGCAAATAAAGTAGTGGTTGAATTTTTTAATGCTAATAAAAAATACGAATTAGATACAGTTACAGTATTGCACGATGCTAGTCCTGAATATTACTCAGATGATAATGATGAAGTATTAGAAATTAAAGTCGAATTTCCATATTGTAATGACCCATATATTGCTTACAACATGGGTAAAGCAATTCTAACTAGAAGCAGAAATCAAACAACTATGCAGTTCTTAGGAACTCCTGAAATGTATAAGTTAAATGTAGGAGATATAGTAGATTTAACTTATGCACCTTTAGGATTTTCAGGAAAAATTTGTAGAGTAGAAGCATTAGAATTACAAGCAAGGGGTTTGGTTGCAGTCAGCTTAATAGAATATTTTGATGTTTATACATGGGAAGTACCACCTCAAGAACCAGTAGAAGAATTAGCTAACTTACCTTCTGCTTATGCAGTTAAAGCTCCAACAGGATTATCATTTACTGATACTGATTCTAGTTCTACAGGTAGACCTTTTTTATCTTGGGATGAGCCAACAGACTTTCCTGATTATCAATATAGAGTTAATGTTGTAGATAGCTCAAGCAATCAAGTTTTAAATAGAATAGTAGATGTAGAAAATTGTGATTTAAACTTTGTACCTACTGCTTCTAATTATGTTGCTAGTGTAAGTTCATTAAATGTATTAGGTTCTGAATCTGATGCAGCTACTTTAACTTTTACTATTGGTGATGCTCCTACAGGAAGTGCTGATATTAAAGATGATGCAGTTATAACAGATAAAATAATAAATGATGCTATCACTACCCCTAAAATATTAAATGATGCTGTTACTGATGCAAAAATTAATTCATTATCTGCCAATAAAATTACAGCAGGAACTATAGATGCTAGTCAGATAACAGTTACTAACTTAGATGCAGATAATATTACTTCAGGTACTTTAGCAACTGCTAGATTAAATGTTAATGACATCATATCTACAGGTAGCATTATAGTAAGTGGAGATAATGTTTCTGATTTAACCAATGATGCAAGTTATGTTGATGCATCAGGAGCAGCTTCAGCAGCACCAGTACAATCAGTTGCAGGAGCTACAGGAGCAGTATCAGCTTCAACTATTATTACTGCTGGTAATATTGTTGTTCAAGGTGACAATATATCTACTCTAACTAATAACGAAAACTTTATTGATGGTACGCAAGTTAATTCAAATGTAACTTCTATATCAGGTGGTGCTATTACTACTGGAACTGTAGCAGCAGCAAGAATAGATGTATCAGGAGTTATAACAGCAGGAAGTATTATTGTTAGTGGAGATAATATATCTTCTTTAACAAATGATGAATCTTTTATTGATGGTACTCAGGTTAATTCAAATGTAACTTCTATATCAGGCAATGTTATTACCACTGGAACTATCAATGCTTCAGTTGTAAATGTTACTAATATAAATGCAGACAATGTTTCTACAGGAACTCTAAACGCTAATAGAATACAAATAGATGATGTCACTATTGATACTGATGGTAGTGGTAATCTAATTATTAAATCAGGTGGAGTAGATACAACTCAGATAGCTAATAACGCTATTACAAATGACAAAATTTTAGCAAACACTATTACAGCAGATAGAATTAATGTTACTGATTTAGCTTTAGATTTTACTGCTGATACAGTAACAGGAACAGCAATTGGTGGTTTTCCAAATAATACTATGCGACTTAAAAAAGTTGCAGATTTAGGAACAGAAGCAGGTATTTATCATATTTTTTGTAGAGTCTTTGGTGGAACTGGTCAGGTTAAAACTTTATCAGTAGTTGCAGGTGATGGTACTTATGGTACTACTGGTGAGCTTGATAGTGATTTTACTTATAGTGATGCTTTGTTTGCAACAAATTTACCAATAGCTAATACAGGTTATGCACAATTTAACTCAGGTCAATCACAAACTTGGTCAGGTGTAGATAGATTTGATTCTACATATAAAATGGTACAAAAAGATTTTATTGTTAGAAAGACAAGTTCAACAAGTAGAACATTAGCTTTATACATATTAGCTCAAGGTGATGGTGGTACTAGGTACTTATCAAATGTTCAATATGGTTTTTATAAATTCTCGGAGATTTAATGGCAACACATAATTTTGATTACAGTTATGAATATGTAGGTGTTAGAACAATGCCTTTAAGTGCTGATGATGAAACACAAATTGTTAGAAATATTACAGTTAGGGTAACAGCAGTAGATAAAACTGATTCAAGTCAATCACTAACTGAAGAACAGCATATTCCCTTAGATAATGTTTATTCTTATAAGCATGAAGGATTACCTGATACTTTTATACCTGTAGAAGATTTAACTGAAACAAAAGTAATTGAATGGTTTAAAGAAAAAGTACAAGTTAGTGACTTAGACAATTACTTTACATGGCAAATATATGGGATTGAGGAAACAGCTAGTGAATAATATTGCTGATGTTATATTTCCAACCATCCTTGAATGATTTAAGATATATAAAATAGGATTTTATTATGGCACAACACGATTACAACATAGCAAACCAGTCAGGTGCAGATTTTAGAGCAGACTTAAACAATGCTCTTTTAGCTATTGCAACAGTCAATAGTGGAGCAACTGAACCAACAACTACATTTGCCCATCAATTATGGGTAGATACATCAAGTAGCGTATTAAAGATAAGAAACGCTGCTGATAATGCTTGGATTACTACAGGTGTTAGCATTACTGCATCAAATACATTTACAGGTGACTTAACAGGTAATGTCACTGGTAATGTAACAGGTAATGTTACTGGTAATGTAACTGGAGACTTAACAGGTAATGCTGATTCTGCTGATACTCTAAGTACAGCAAGAACTATATCTTTATCAGGAGATGTTGTAGGTTCAGCTTCTTTTGATGGTAGTGCCAACATAGATATAGATACAGTAGTTCAAATTAATTCAATTACTTTAGGAACTGATACAACTGGTGATTATGTTGAATCTATGTCAGGTGGAACTGGTGTAACAGTAACAGGTGGAACTGGTGAAGGTTCTACTCCTAGTATTGCTATAGGACAAGCTGTAGCTACTACCGATGATGTTACTTTTAATATTATTACAGCTACAGAAGAATTTATTGGTGATTTAGAAGGTGGTATAAGGTTTAATGCTAAAGCAGATGGTGCTTTAAGCAAAGGAGATGTAGTTTATATATCAGGCGTATCAGGTGATGTGCCAACAGTTGGTCAAGCTAAAGCTGATGATGCTTCTAAAATGCCTGCATTTGGATTAGCTTTATCTGATGCTAATGATAATGCTGCATTACAAGTAGTTACTTTTGGTACTATTGAAGAATTAGATACTTCAGGTGTATCAGAAGGACAAATACTTTATGTATCTACAACAGCAGGTGCTTATACAACTACAGCTCCAACAGGTGAATCCAGTCAAATACAAAACATAGGTAAAGTAATTAGAAGTCATGCAAGTGCTGGTTCTATTAAAGTAGGTGGTGCTGGAAGAAGCAACGCTACTCCTAACTTAGATAATGGCAAAATATTTATAGGTAATGCTTCTAATCAAGCAATTACATCAACACTTGATACTTCTATAGTTGTTGAGAATACTAATCTTTACTACACAACAGCAAGAGCAAATACAGATTTCGATTCAAGATTAGCTACTAAAGATACAGGTGACTTAACTGAAGGTAGCAACTTGTATTACACAACAGCTAGGGTTAATTCAGATTTTGATACTAGATTAGCTACTAAAGATACTGGAGACTTGGCTGAAGGTTCTAATCTTTATTATACAGATGCAAGAGTTAATTCTGCATTTGATACTAGGTTAGCAACTAAAGATACTGATGATGTTGCAGAAGGTACTACTAATTTATATTACACATCATCAAGAGCAAATACAGATTTTGATACTAGACTTGCAACTAAGTCTACAACTGATTTAGCAGAAGGCACTAATTTATATTACACAACAGCTAGATTTGATTCAGCTTTTACATCTAAAGATACAGATGATTTAAGTGAAGGAACAACTAATTTATATTACACAACTACAAGATTTGATTCTGCATTTGGCAATAAGACAACTGCTGATTTAACAGAAAATACAAATCTTTACTATACAGATGCAAGAGCTAATTCAGCTATAGATGCTAGAGTTACCAAAGCATTTGTTGATGCACTAGGAATACAAGCATCAAGCGTAGATGCTAATTCAGTAACACTTGGAACTGATACTACAGGTAACTATGTTCAAACAATTACTGGAACTGCTAATAAGATTTCAGTGTCAGGAAGTGGTAGTGAGTCTGCAGATATAACACTATCGCTACCTGATGATGTTCAGATTGCATCTGATTTAACAGTAGCAGGTAATCTTACAGTCAATGGAACGCTAACTTCTCTTGATACTACTAACCTAGATATTGAAGATAATTTATTCCAGCTTAATGCAGGATTAACAGGTAGTCCTGTAAATGACTCAGGTATGCTTATTAACAGAGGTACTGCTGATAATGGTATCTTTATGTGGGATGAATCAGTTGATAAATTCACATTAGGATTAACAACAGCAGATGGTAGTGCCACAGGTAATATTACTCTTAATTCACTTGGTACTTTAGTTGCCAATATTGAAGGAGCAGTTACAGGTAATGTAACAGGTACAGTTTCTAGCTTATCTAATCACGATACTGATGATTTAGCAGAAGGCAGTAACCTTTATTATACTCAAGCAAGATTTGATTCTGCTTTTACTGCTAAGTCTACAAGCGATTTATCAGAAGGAACTAATCTTTACTATACAGATGCTAGATTTGATACAAGACTAGCAACAAAAGATACTGATGATGTATCTGAGGGAACAACCAACCTTTACTATACAACAGCTAGATTTGATTCTGCTTTTAGTGGTAAGTCTACAAGCGATTTATCTGAAGGCAGTAATTTATATTATACAAGTGCAAGAGCTAACTCTGATTTTGATACTAGGTTAGCTACAAAATCTACATCTGACTTATCAGAAGGCTCTAACCTTTATTATACTGATGCAAGAGTACAAGCTGTTTCTATTAACAATGTTGTAGAAGATACAACTCCTCAACTAGGTGGTAATTTAGATTTAAACTCAAGCGATATAACAGGTACAGGTGATATTAATATTACAGGTACTATTCAATCTTCAGGAAATATAACAGGTACACTAGCTACAGCAGCCCAACCTAATATTACAAGTGTTGGTACGCTTACAGGATTTACTTCAACAGGTATTGACGATAATGCTACTTCTACAGCTATAACTATTGATAGTAGTGAGAATACAACTTTTTCTAATTCTATAATATTTTCCGATTCATCTTATTCTGCTGCATATTCTATAAGACGTAATGCAGATGCTTTAATATTAAGTGGTGGAACATCAGGTTATTATTTTAATAGAAGTGATAATAGTGCAACAGATTTATATATAAATGGTTCAGGTAATGTTGGAATTGGAAACTCATCGCCTACAAGAAATCTAACAGTTGGTGATACTGCTGCATCTTCAGCAATTAATATTAAAAGTAGTGCTACCAATGGTTATTCAATACTAGCTCTTGGTGATTCAGGTGATGATAACTACGCACAAATATTTTTAGACAATAGCACCAACAAACTACAAATACAAAATGGTGGTGGCGGTGCTTTAGGTAATAGAGGTATTACTCTAGACTCGTCTGAAAACGTTGGAATTGGAACGAGTAGTCCTTCAGCAGATGGATTGCATATATTTAATTCTACACAACCTGATTTATTTATGGGAACAACTACAAATAATGTAGGATTTTCAATAGTTTATAATGATACTGATACAAGTATTACTAATCATTCCAATACACCAATAAGAATAAAAACTAACAATACAGAGAGAATGCGTATTGATTCTTCAGGCAACTTGTTGGTGGGTAAGACTACAGGTTCTTCAGCTACCGCAGGACATAGATTTAATCCTAATGGTTCTCAAGAAAGTACAGCAAGTGGTACTCAGCCTTTATATTTAAATCGTTTATCAAGTGATGGAAATATAATAGTTTTTGATAAAGACAACTCAACAATTGGTGTTATTGCTTCTAAAGCATCAACAAGTGGTTCAGTTATGTTAATTGGTAGTGGTGACACTGGTATTGCTTTTGAAAATCTTGTTTTAAGACCTAGAGAAACAGACAATGGAACTTCAGATGGTGCTATTGATTTAGGTACAAGCAGTGATAGATTCAAAGACCTCTACCTTTCAGGTGGTGCTTATCTAGGAGGTACAGGTTCAGCAAACAAACTTGACGATTATGAAGAAGGTACTTGGACTCCAAGCACAACTGGTTTAACTGGTGTTAATATTGGTACTGCAACGTATACAAAAGTTGGAAGATTAGTTTCAATAGATTTAAGAATAAACTGGACTGGAAGCGACCAAACTAATAATGCATTAAGTTTTAGTTTACCTTTTACATCTGCTACTCAGACTGATTCTTCTCGTACAGGTCTTGTTTTTTATTCAGGAACATCGTTACTTAGTGGTGCAGCAATATCTAGTCATGTTAGTAATGCTGCTAGTTCAATATCTTTTTATAAAACTGATGGTGGTAATTTTACGCAAGTTTCAAGAAATACTGTAAATGGAAGTTATGATTGGTTATTATCAATGAGCTATTTTGCAGCATAATAATTTAACTAATATACCTAGTGGATTCTAGGTACGGACATAGGAGAAAATAAAATGGCAATAACAAAAACAATAATAGAAGATAAAATAGAAGTTGTAGGAGACTACAAAACTATACAAGTAAGAACAGCTACAGTCATCAAAGAAGATGGTGTAGAGCTATCAAGGTCTTTTCATAGACACGCATTAGAATGTGTAAACTCATCACAAGATGAAGACGGTAACTGGACACATACAGATACAGACGTATCAGGTGAAAGTTCTGAAGTACAAGGTATCGCAAACACAGTATGGACTGATGAAGTTAAAGAAGCTAAAAAACTTGCTAATGAAACTGCATCATTATAATTTCTTAGTATATAATTTAATTTTAATAAACTTATAGGAGAGTTAAATGAGTAAAGAAGATAATAAGATGGAAAACCAAGAACCAGTAATAATCACATTTAATGGCACAGAATACAGAGCTGCTGATTTAAATGAAGAGCAAATGGCACTAGCTGCTAAATTAAATATTGCTGGTAAAAAACTAGCTAGACTTCAAGAATACTACGATGATTATGTCATTACTGATGAATATAAGAATCTATGTATTCAATCATTTGATAGAGCTATCAATACTACAAATGAAGAAGCTGAGGTAGTAGAGGAAGAATAATGCCTAGAGTCACTGCATCAGATATTGGAGTTGAATTAGAAAAACACGAAATCCAATGCAGTGAAAGATGGACTCAAAACTGGAATAGACTAAAAAAAATAGAAGAACAAGTTAAAGATTTAGATGGTAAAACCGAAGCTAAACTTAACAAAATCGACTGGTCTATTAAAGGTGGTTTGGGTGCAGTGATATTAATACTATTAAGTGGCATTATCACCTTGATTATTAAATTATGATAGATAAACTAATCCAACCTGTCGGTGACATATTAGATAAATTTGTTGCTGATAAAGATTTAAAAGTAAAACTTTCCCACGAGCTGGAGAAAGAAATAATTTCGTTAAACAAAGCACAATTAGAAGTAAATAAAGTTGAAGCAAAACACAATAACATATTCGTTTCAGGCTGGCGCCCTGCTATTGGTTGGATATGTGGTTTTTCAATCGGTTATCACTTTATCTTAGAACCTATCATTCAATACATTCTTATCGTCAATGCAATTCAATTTGAAACGCCTGAGTTTGACTTTAGCCAATTATCTACAATCGTTATGGCTATGCTTGGTATGTCAACACTTAGAACCTACGAAAAAACCAAAAAATAAAATGTACGACAACATCAAAGAAATGCTAATCAAGAATGAGGGATTGGTATGTCAACCTTATCATTGTAGTGCTAATAAATTATCAATAGGTGTGGGGAGGAACTTAGATGCTAATGGTATATCAGAAGATGAAGCTATGTATCTTCTAGAGAATGATATCAACAGAGTCGTAGCTAATTTAGATAAGATGTGGGAAGTATGGAGAAGTTTCCCTGTACCAGCTCAAGAAGTATGTGTTGATATGGCATTTCAAATGGGTATAGCAGGATTTATGAATTTTAGACAAACACGAGCTCTGATGGAGATGGGTTGTTGGTTGGAAGCATCAGAGGAAGTATTAAGAAGTAAGTATGCAGTTCAAACTCCAAATAGGGCAGCTAGGAATTCAAGAAAACTAGCTTTGTGTAAAAGTGCCAAGAAAAACATCAGACCAACATCAAGCTAATTCTAGACTTGGTGCTTTAGGAGAATCATTAGTCCAAACCTTCTTGCTTGAGTACGCTGACTTTTGTTATCCAACCCAAGAAAAACATCCTGCTGATTTAATGGTTGAATTTGGTTCAGCTAAATATACAGTGCAAGTAAAAAGCAGAAGGGCTACTAAAGAAAAGAAGTTTATCTTTGCTGCTGAGAACTCAAGGTTAATGTCTGAAACTTACAAACACTATAATTGCGATATCTTAGCTTTTGTTTTCTTTGATGGAGAGAACAAGCGAATCATGTTCAAAGCAAATACATCATCACAAAACTATTTTACTTTTGACAAGAAAGTTATCACTGAATCTATGGAATTAGATTCTCTCAAAGAAACACTAGACAATCTAAGTTCAGTACCAGTTCTAAATCCTTTAATTTAGCACCTAAAAATAAATTAAAATATTTTCATATAATTGTATACATTTATATATTTATGTATATAATAGGGGTATGTTAAATAAAATTAAGGAGTTAAATAACATGAGAAACCTAGAAAACAAACAAAAAGATTTTGATACTTTAGAGTGGGAAGTTCATATGCTAAAGGTTCAAGATTTAGTTGACAATGGAATGAGAGGAAGACTTGAGTGGAATGTAGAAAAAGCAAATCACTTTTTTAATCTTGCTTTTGAACTTTTAAAAAGAGAGTTTGGTCTTGCACACAAAGATGCAACTCCAATAATTGATAGATGCATAAAAGAATCTAAGGAGTGTGCATAATGTCTAATAAAATTGCAGTAATCAAAGATAAAATTTTTTGGTTAGAACAAGAGGTCAAGCAAGAGCAAGACCTCTTAGATAAATGGAGTGCAGCTGGTGGGAAAGTTGATTGGAACGCAGGGGTTCAGATTGCAAGAATCACTAGAGACTTAAAAAAAGCAACTAAAAAATTAGATTTTCAAAAAAGAAAACTAAATAGATTATTAGAAAAGGAGTCAGCATAATGACTAGATACACACTACAAGTTCAACTACCTAGCTTAGGCTGGGTGGTTGCTATCAAGACTAGCGACTTATTCTACATGGCTAAGAAGAGAGCTAGATTAATTGCAGAGGGGCATAAGGTTAAATTAACTAAGGAGAAGAAGTAATGGCTAAATTAGAAAGAGGGCAAAAGGTCTACTACAAAGACTGGACTGATAACAACAAAATCTATCCAGCAAAGGTAATACATTGTAAATACAGATATGTGATTATTGATGTATTGATTAATGAACTTAGTAACAAATGGGAAAGGTGGGAAGTCAATATTGAGGACTGCAAACCTACTGACGATTTTGATATTGTCAGACCATTAGGTGCTTGGTTGGGAGAGATGATTCAATTTAAAGAAGGGGTGCAACAATGAACCTAATGTGCAATACCAAACATGGTGCTATTGAATGGAGATGGAAAGATTCAGGTCAACCATCTCCTGAATACAAATCATTGAATCATCAATGGTGGATTCCTAAGAAGTCTGAGTTTGAATTAATAACTAAAGTTGATGCTTCTATTAGACAAGAAGTAAAAGACGAGATTTGGGAAGATATGCAATCTGATTTTGAGTATCAGAAAGGCATTTATAAATTACATAAATTAAATAAAAGGGAGAGTAAATAATGGACTATCAATTATTCATATTAGTAGCTGCTGTAGCTTACCTATCTTATGGTGCTGCACTTTTAATCAACGACAGGAATAATAGAAAATGAATGTAACATTTAATTTATTAGGTGGTGGTGAATTAAATATCCCACCAAGAGCAATCAGTGGTTTCTATAAAGACCAGTTCACCAGTGAGGTTATTGTTGAGGTTGGTGAAGATGAATACAAAGTCAGGGATTCACTTGATGAAGTTAAATACATTTTAGGAATAGCAAGATGAAAATAGAATCACTAAAGAAGTTTGAATCTAAGCAAAAAGGTCAGGCTCTTATTTATAAAGATATACCTAATCAGGACTATCATGCTGGCGTAGGGGTTAGCTCTAGTTACATCAGAAGGTTTGGTCAGTCTCAGCTTCATGCTGTTGAGCATAAGCAAGAGGAATCACCAGCATTAAAGTTTGGAACAGCAGCTCATTCTTTATTGGTAGAAGGACAAGAAGCATTTGATAAAGAAGTCAAAGTAATTACAGGTTCTCCATATACCAAAGCATATAAAGAAGAGAAGGCTAAATATGAAGAAGCTGGTTATATAGTCCTAAAAGAAGATGATGCAAAAGTTATACAGGGCATGAAGGACAATATGATATATGAGGGTAATGCTTATCTAAATGCAAAAGGCAAAATAGCAGAAGCTAGTGTTTACTGGTATGAAGATGATGTGCTTTGTAAGTGTAGACCTGATTTAATGTGCCCACCTTTAGATGCACCTAATTCAGATAATAAGATTGTAATAGTAGATTATAAGACTACACAATCATGCGAACCTTATGCTTTTAGTAATTCAGTTAAGAAGTACAGCTATGATATGCAAGCATCATTTTATAGAAGAGGATTGCAAATGGCAGGATATGAAGTTACTGATTTCTTATTCATAGCCCAAGAGAAAGTACATCCTTATGCATCTAAGGTATTTAGAATCACAAAAGAACAAATGGATTATGGCTGGACTATGATGGAGAGATATCTGAATGATTATAAAGAATATCAGAAGGGCAAACCTCTAAGTATTTACAATAGTCCTAATGTTGTGGATTTGGTGTTGTAAGTAAGGGCAAATAGATATATGAGAGTATTTAGATTTATGGAGAGTTTATCAATTGCCCTTGAGATTAGTATAAGGGTTTTTGGAAGAGTAGGTAATAAAGTTCTAGCTTTATTATCAAATAAATATTAATATAAAAAACGGAGAGTCATTATGGACGAAAAAACAAAAAAGGCACTTTGGATTCCTGAAGAATTACATAAGGATATCAAGGTGTTTGCAATCACAAATAATATGAATATCGAATCTGCTACTCAGCTATTGCTGAAGCTAGGCATGGTTTCTTATAAGGAGAATAATCATGGGTCAGCATAAAGCAAAAGTAGAGCAACGCAGAAAAGAACTAGAATATGAAAAACTAGATAAGCAAATAAAAACATATTACTTCCAAAAAGGTGCTGGTAAGCATTACAGGGAAGTTACATATATGAGTGGCAAAGTGGTTAGGACTGACTACGATGCTTGAGTGGATTCTATATTTTATTGCAGGAATATTTGGATTAGTATTTATAGGAATCATTTTAAGTGTATTAGCATTTATATATGTAATTAGAGAGTTGGATTAATGCAAATACCATTTCCAAATAAGAAGTACAACATTATATATGCTGACCCAGCTTGGGATGTGAAAAGAGGTTGTGATTGGAACTCTAATGGCAAGACAAGACCATTACCATATCCAACAATGACAATACAAGATATTAAAAACTTACCTGTGAGGGATATTTCAGAAAAAAATTGCAAGCTATATTTATGGACTATAAACAAATATTTAAAAGAGTCTTTTGATGTAATTAATGCTTGGGGTTTTAAATATAGCACAACTTTAATTTGGGCAAAAAAACCAAGAGGACTGGGGCTGGGTGGAACTTTTACTACTAATGCTGAATATTTGTTACTTGCTTATAAAGGTGTGCAGAATGCTTTAATAAAACATGATACTTGCTGGTGGGAATTGCCAAGAAGTTATCATAGCAAAAAACCTGATTTTTTTAGAGATATGATTGCAAAAACTTATGATAAAAAAGAAAAAAAAATAGAATTATTTGCAAGAGAAAAAGTAGATGGTTGGGATTGTTGGGGTAACGAGGTTTAATATGGTAAACAGTAGAAATAAAGGTGCAGCTTTTGAGAGAGTTATAGTCAACAAGCTCAATACAGTGTTAGAAGAAAAGGGTTTAGAGGAGAGAGTAAAAAGAAATCTTGACCAATATCAAACTAAAGGCATGGCTGATATTTATTTCAGAAACTTTGCTATTGAATGTAAAAGATACAAGAACAATGGTAAGCAAAACATTTACAAGAACGAATGGTGGCAACAAGCAATAGATAGTGCTGGTGATAGCTTGATACCTATATTGATATACAAGTTTGATAGAAGAAGCATCATGGCTGTTGTGCCACTATTTTTAATGAACAACTTTGATAAAGCTAATTGGGATTGCACGTATATGTGTCCTTTATCAGATATATGTGAAAGGTTAGATGAAATCATACAAAGAGCAGATGGATTTAAACAGCTACCTGCTTGAGCAGGACTTTGAAGAATATTGTCGTTTTGCATACGATAAAATTACTTCAGCCTGTGAATTTCTCGGAATTTATAATGACGAGGATTATGAGAGTTTCAAGGAAAGATGTTATTCAGAACTTGAAACTAATTACTTAAACAGTATTGAGAAAACAATACATTAATATGGAGAAATAATATGGTAGACATATTAGGTGGGATGTCTAATCCCAATAGTGAGAGTCAGCAAGTTTATCTTGCTTTCAAAACCGCTCAACAGAAGTTCTTTTTAAATGGAGATACTGAAATTGAGTTAAAGTTCTTGCAATTAGACCCTGCAACTTTTAAAAGTGGTTGGGGAAGATATGCAGGGGAATATCAATATCAATGGGATGCTAAGTTTGGTGTTGCAGAACCTAAACCAGCAGACGATTGGAAAAGAGCCTTTAGTTGCTGTGTTATGCCACACGGACATGACCATGCACTTATTTGGAGTAGATTCACATTTGCTGAATCAAGTGCTTTTAATAAGATATTAAGTAGCTTTTGGAATCAAATGGATGCTAATAGTGATTCTTTACCTGTTGTTGAATACAAGGGTTCAAAAGAAATACAGGTTGGCATGGGTAGGTCAAGTGAGCTTAGTTTTGAATTTACTAAGTTTGCACCTAGATTTGATAACTTTGTGATACCACCATTTTATGATAACGATGGTGATGCAAATGCAGACGATGGATTTAAAAGTCCTAACGATGGTTTAGCTGATTTAGTAAATAAACAGGTAAACGATAGCAACGATTTACTGACAGATGAAGATATACCATTCTGATGCAGTCAGTAGATTGGCAAAGAATTGCACCTGAAGTTGCATTACAACTACTAGGTGAGCCTAGTTCTAAAAAGTCACATGAATGGCGATATGGAACTCATGGTTCACTAGTAGTTAATATTGATGCTGGAACTTGGTGGGATTTTGAAAACGATTTAGGTGGTGGATTAATAGATTTAATCAAACACATGAATCAAGATGTCAATACAGTTTTAAAACAGTTTGGTTATGACTTAGCATTACAATCAAATGACTCCTTATTAAGTGGTTTTTCTCCCCCTAAAAGTAAAACCACAAGTAATGCTAGGTCATTCTCTCGTGAGCAGATGATTGACCTTTACAAGCAAGCTATTGTGAAGGTCAAGTATGCTGATAACTTTATGGTTTTAAGATTTTCTGAAGGACATTTTATTAAGCAAAAATACGCACCATTTACCCTGAATCCTGATAGTAGTTGGTCTATGAAGCGACCTGAAGGCTCTCTTCCTATTTATTACACAAATAAGTACCCTGACAAAGCTATTATCATAAATGAAGGTGAGAAGGCTCTGAGAGGATGTGAAGCGATTTATGAGGGTGATAGCTGTACTTGGCATGGTGGAGTCAATAGTTGGGAGAAAGCAGATTGGAGTCCTATATTTGGGAGAGAAGTAGTTATATTTCCTGACAATGATGAAGCAGGGATTAAGTGTGCAAATGAATTATCTAGGTATCTAAAAGAGAATCAATGCAGGGTTAAGGTAGTACAACCACCAGCAGACTTTAATGAGAAGGATGATTTATATGATGCATACGAATCAGGTTATTTTAAAAGTTCAAAGGAGTTAGAAGATTATATAAATACAAGCGAAGTAGAACGACCAAAAGGTGCTTTATATTTCCAAACAGTCAATGAGATTATGGAAAAAATGACTGAGCCTGACTGGTTAGTAGATAGATGTATAGAAAGAGCTACAGTTACAAGTATTTATGGAGCACCTAAAAGTGGTAAGTCGTTTATAGCTATTGCTATGGCTTGCTCTATTGCATCAGGTAAAGATTTCTATGGATTTGATACTAAACCATCTACAGTGCTGTATTTAGCTGGTGAAGGTCATACTGCTGTTGCTAGGCGTATTAAGAGCTATGAGCAGTTCTATAGCAGAAGTTTATCTGAAGCACCATTATTAATATCTAATAGAGGTTCAAGAATAGGTGATGATGCTGAATTTGCTATGTTGCAAGAAGTTTGTAGAGACATAGAAAGAGAGCATGGTAATGTAGGCATGATTATTGTTGATACTCTTGCTAGAAACTACGGACTCAATGAGAACAGTACTGAAGATATGAACAAGTTTATACAGCGTATTGACGAACTTAAAGAAGAATTCCAAGCATCTATGGTTATTGTGCATCATACAGGTCATGGCTCTAATGGTAGAGCTAGAGGTAGCTCAGTATTACCAGCAGCTCTTGATTATGAATTTAGAGTCGATAGAGATAAGAATAGTGATGATAAAGCTATGCTTGTTACTTTGAAGCAAACATTAGTTAAGGATGGTACGCCTATTGATGATTTATATTTTCAATTTAAGGAACTTACATTGTATGGATATGAAGGTGTTACTTCAGGCGTATTGGCATTGACTGACGAATCGCCTAGAAAGATAGGAATAACAAAAGCTAGAGAAGCTACGATTAAAGCTATTGAGAAGATACAAAAAGAGAAAGCACCAAATGACCCTGTTAGTTATTGGGTGAAAGCTATTAATATACAAAATGAATTAGAATTAAATCCAAGTACAGTAAAATCAAGATTGACTGATTTGAAAGATAATGACTTAGTTCATTACGATAAAAATTTAGGATATCAATCTAAAAACTTAGATAAGGAGATATTTCAAAATAATGAGAACTATTAATATGGTTTGGTTTAGGTTTGGTTTTGGTTTGGTTTTGGTTTGGTTTTTTAGCAAAATCATCAAAAAGTTGGTTGGTTTGGTTTGTATTTCTAATACAACCAACCCAAACCACTATGAGATTCGAGTATTATGACCAAACCAATAAAAACATATTTAGATGAAACTTTAGAGCAAAAGTTAAAAGAATTAAGAACTTATGAAGTTGATACTTATGTTAAGTGGGGTAATCGAAAACGTATCTTCAAAATGGTAGGTGTTAATTTTGAGATTAAGTTTTGTAGAGCAGAACAACTTTTAAAAGAATCTTTACAAAACGATTCTACTCAAAAGAAACTAAAAATGGTTGAAATGATGATAAGAGCTTTTGAGCAATTAAATATCAAATGTGAAGAAAGTGGATATATACAAATACAACCCAATGCAAGATGTTTTAACTTTGATAACAAAACAGCTTTGATTTGTGATACTGATGCTGATAAACCTGTATTAGAAAAAATACACAAAGCAGAGAAAGATTTAGTCATATTTAGTGTAGAAGAATTATTAAGATGTTTACCTAAAGATTTTATGCAAGCAAAAGTATTGCTATCTAAATTAGATAAGTCAGTTAATTTTCAGAAGGTTAATTATGTCTAAGTTAAATGAAATACAAAAATTAAAAGATAAATTAAAAGAAAATGAACTACTAATTGAAGCACTAAATTTATTAATAGATAAACAAAAATTAGTTTTACAAAATATGAGAAAAGAATTACTGGCACAAAAGGAAAGATTTGAAAGATAAAAATATTACAGTTTGGTTTAGTTGTGGTGCTGCAAGTGCTGTAGCAGCAAAAAAAACTATAGAACTTTTTGGTTCTGATAATCACATAAAGATAGTAAACAACCCTATCAAAGAAGAGCACAAAGATAATCAAAGGTTTTTAAAAGATGTTGAACAATGGTTAGGTATTAAGATTGAGTTTGCAATCAATCCTAAGTTTCCTGATTATTCATGTGAAACAGTTTGGAAAGAAAGAAAATATATGGCAGGTAATTTTGGTGCACCATGTACTACACATTTAAAAAAACATGCTAGACAAGTTTGGGAAATTAATAATCCAACAGATTATATCGTTCTTGGTTTTACTGCTGATGAAGAAAAAAGAGCTACTAGGTTTAGAGAATCACAAAGGGATAATTTATTACCTGTATTGATTGATGAGGGTATTACTAAACAAGGTTGTTTTGATATTTTATTAGATGCTGGAATTAAACTGCCTGAAATATATTCTTTTGGTTACCCCAATGCTAATTGTATTGGTTGTGTTAAGGCTAGTTCACCTACTTATTGGAACTTAGTAAGAAACACATTCCCTGATATATTTAAAAAACGTATGCAGTTATCAGAAGAATTAGGTGCTAATTTGGTTAGATACAAAGGCAAAAGAATACCTTTAAAAGAACTGCCAGCAGATGCAAAAGGTAGAGATTTAAAATCTTATAATTTTGAGTGTGGTATTTTTTGTATTAAGGATGAAGAAGATGTCTAAGTGGCATGATGTTAAAGAAGGTGGTAAGGGTAGTAAAAGAAGGAAAGAAGATAAGAAAAAGATTGATGCTAATTGGGATAAAATATTTGGCAAAAAGAAAAAGGAAAAGAAAAAGTGAATAGATTTGAAGATGATAAGCAATATAAAAAAGGACTTAAAGGTGAGAATTTAATTTTGAAACAAATACAAAAAAAATATCCTAATGCAAAAAAAATAGATGGTTACTTCAAAGATTATGATATTAATATACCTGAAATACAAAAAACAATAGAAATAAAAACTGATTTTACAGAATCTACTGGTAATGTTTTCATTGAATTTACTTGTAATAAAAAACCTTCAGGCATACTAACTACTAAAGCTAATATATGGGTTTACATTTATGAAAGTAAGAAATATTGGATAAACACAGATAAATTAAAAAAATGTATCAATAAACATAATTGTTCAAATCTAGTTTGTAATAAAAATATACTAGGAAAAGATATGCAATTTTTTTCTAGCGACAGTCAAAATCTAATAGGGTAATAAACGCACTGTATGGCTACACAAAGAGAAGTTGCAGACCATTTGGATTTATCAGTCAAAAGAGTCTCAGAACTCATTAGAGATGGTATCTTTCCCTCAAAACAGGGTAGAAGTCCTCTAAATATAGATGTTTGCAGAGTTGCATACATCTCGTACCTTAGAAAGTTAGGTGGTTATCACAAAAGAAGTGGTACTGGCGATATTGCAGAAGAGAAAACAAAACTAACTGCTGCTCAAGCTAGAAAAGCAGAGTTAGAAGTAGAAGAACTAGAAGGCAACCTAATACCAGCACAATTAGTTGAAGATACTTGGGTTGATTATGTAGCTAATGCTAGAGCAAGGCTCTTAGGACTACCTTCAAGAATCGCACATCAGGTAATTACTGTAGATAAGTATGCTGAAGCAGAATTAATAATAAAAGAACAAGTGCATGAAGCACTAAACGAGTTAGCTCAAGATGGAATACCTCAAAAATATAGAAAAGGTGATACAGGAGACGAATCAAACATGGACTCCACCACCCAATCTGAAGATTAGTAGCTGGTCAGATAACTACAGACGATTATCTCCTGAATCTTCAGCAGAAGCAGGTGCATGGAGAACTGATAGAGCTCCATATCAAAGAGAGATAATGGATTCTTTTAATGACCCTGATATTCAAAGAATAGTATTTATGAAGTCTGCTCAAGTTGGTGCTACTGAGATTCTGCTAAATGTCATTGGTTACTACATAGACCAAGACCCAGCTCCAATGTTAATCATGCAACCTACTCTACAAATGGCTCAAGCATTTAGTAAAGATAGACTTGCTACTATGATTAGAGATTCAGAAAAGATAAGAGATTGTGTAAAAGACCCAAGAAGCAGAGATAGTGGTAATACAGTTTTATCTAAGAAGTTTGCAGGTGGTAATTTAAACATTGTTGGTTCTAATTCTGCATCAGGGCTCGCCTCACGACCAATAAGAATTGTCTTAGCAGATGAAGTTGACAGATATGAGCAATCAGCAGGAGCAGAAGGTGACCCAATATCTCTTGCAACTAAAAGAACAACTACCTTTTGGAATAAAAAGATATATATGTGCTCTACCCCTACAATCAAAGGACTATCAAGAATAGAAACTGCTTTTGAAGAATCAGATAAACGCTACTACAATGTTCCTTGTCCTGAATGTGAAGAGAAGCAAGTTTTAAAATGGAAGAATGTAGTTTGGGATGAAGATAAACCTGAGACAGCTTCTTATGCCTGCGAACATTGTGGTTCAGTTATAGATGAATCAAAAAAACAATGGATGTTAAAACATGGTGAATGGATAGCATCAGAATCTAAATCAGATACAGCAGGATTTCATATATCAGAACTATATTCAGTTTGGTCTACTTGGGCAGACATGGCTAAATCATTTCTTGAAGCTAAAAAGAATCCTGAGATGTTAAAGACTTGGATTAATACTGCTCTTGGTGAATCTTGGGAAGAACAAGGTGAAGCTGTTGAATATGAAACATTACTAGAACGTAGATTGAATTATGATTACACAACCATACCTGAAGATGTTTTGGTTTTAACTGCTGGTGTTGATACCCAAAAAGACAGATTAGAATTACAGCTAGTTGGTTGGGGTAAGAACTATGAAGCATGGGTTTGTGATTACAAGATATTTTGGGGTGACCCAAATGCTATGAATGTTTGGAATGATTTAGATGCTTATCTAAAGAAACGATTTAAAACTGAATCTGAAAGATTAATACCTATATCTTGTTGCACAATCGACTCAGGCGGACATCACACTAATCAATGTTATCAATTTACTAAACCACGACAAGCTAGAAGGGTGTTTGCAGTCAAAGGTTTATCAACAGCAGGTAAACCAATAGCTAATAGACCTACATTTGTTGGAAAGAATAAAGCTGTTCTCTATGGTGTTGGTTCTGATAGTGCTAAAGAAGCTATATTTGCTAGATTAGCTGCTGAACCTGAGAATACTACTTTGCATTTCTGCTCAGACCTTGATGAAGAATACTTTAAGCAGCTTACAGCAGAAAAAAGAATCACAAAGTTTGTGAGAGGTAGAAAATCACTTGTTTGGAAGCAGGTAAGACCAAGAAACGAAGCACTTGATACATTGGTTTATAACTTTGCTGCTATCTATATCTTGAATCCTAACTATGATTCTATTGAAAACAAAATACTTACAAGAGAGTCAAAACCTAAAGAAAAACCACAAAATAGACCTCAAAGAGGTATAAATAGAGGTAATTTCGCTACTTCTTGGAAATAATTGCACTATTTTTACTAATTTTATATACATTTTATATATTTATATGTGTATAATATGCTTATGTTAAACAAAAAGGAGTCAAAAATGGTAACAAGAGTAAGCACATTAGAAATGATGCTAGAAATGGAAAACTTTGCACCAGCAAATTATTTAGGAGAGTTTATCGATATGCCAACTACTGATGATGAAGCTGGTTTAGTTGGATATGTCAAACATATTCATACTGGTAAGGTGTACGAAGTTAATCAAGTAACAAGACAAGTCAATCACAATATAGAATGGAAACTTAATAATAAATAGTATGTTAAACAAAAAGGAGTCAAACATGAAAACAGAAACAATAAATAAAAAAACAATAGATATCGTTAAGTATCTAGGAGACCCATGTATTAGTTTAATGCATGATGAAGAAGGATACTTTTATCAAAATTCAATTATGAAACCTAAAGGTATGTGTTTATTTTTATCAAAAGATGAAACAATTTTAGAAAAGTTGCCAACAGATGCTATTGCAGTGAAAGCAACAAACTAAAAAATCCCACCAAAATCATAAAAGGCTCTTAATTGAGCCTTTTTTATTTTTTCCCTTTTTAATATTGACAAGAGCCTAATGCACATTAGTGTTAGATGTAGATATATCTAAAACATTTATGAGGTTTTTGCTTGAGCAACAAATTTGATTCAACAAATTATCCACCCCAAGTTCCTACTGAACTTCAGTTAGGAGACTATTGGGCATGGAAAAGAGAAGATTTAGCTAACGATTATCCAGTAGCAGATTATTCATTATCTTATGAATTTAATCTTGTAGATGGAAGCACTGCTTCTAACTTTACATTAACTGCAACTGAGTCAGGTGACACTTACCTAATCGAAGCTACTAATACATCTTCTTATGCAAAAGGTAATTACAATTGGGTTTCTTATATAACTAGAACTTCTGATTCTGCAAGAGTTAAATTAGAAGAAGGTTTTGTAGAAGTTCAAGATAATTATGCAACTACATCTGCTTCAGTTAGAAGTCATGCAAAGATTGTTTTAGATAGCATTGAAGCAGTTATTGAGAACAGAGCAAATATTGACCAATCATCTATGTCTATAGCTGGTAGGTCATTATCAAGAATGTCTATAGACGAACTATTAACTTTTAGAGATAGATACAAAGCTGAATATCTTAAAGAAGTTAAAATACAAAGAATTAAAAATAAACGTGGGTCAGGAAATACTATTAAAGTAAACTTTGGTAAAGTTGCTGGCTCAACTCCTAAGAGTTACACATAATGGCATGGTATAACAGAATATTAGGCATTAACGAACCTAAGAAAAAGAAAAGACAAGCATATAGAAGAAGCTATACAGGAGCTAACACTGGAAGATTGTTTGCAGATTTTGTTACCACATCTACAAGTGCTGATGCTGAAATAAAAGATAACATAAGAATTCTAAGAGATAGAGCAAGAGAATTAGCAAGAAACGATAGCTATATTGCTAGATACTTAAACCTGATGGTATCTAATGTTATCGGTAAGCATGGCATAAGAGTTAGCTCTAAGGCTAGGAACGATAATGGTTCTTTAGACATTGGAGCTAACCTGCTCATTGAACGTGCTTGGAGAGAATGGGGTCAAGTCGGAAGTTGTACAACTAATGGCAGACTATCATTCTTAGATTGTCAGAAAATATTTGTTGAATCACTATGTAGAGATGGTGAAGTATTAATCAGGAAAATAAAAGACAGCAATTCGCCTTTTGGTTTCCAGTTACAGTTTTTAGAAGCAGACCATTTAGATGAAAATAAAAATGATGTTTATAAAGCTACTGGCAATAGAATCAAAATGGGTGTTGAAGTAGATAAGTATGACAGACCAGTTGCTTATCATTTATATAAAGACCATCCCTACGATAGAGTTTATTTAAGTCAAGCACAACACATTAGAGTACCTGCTGATGAGATTATCCATGCTTACCTACCTACTAGAGCAGAACAAACTAGAGGTGTTTCTTTGGTTGCTACAGCTATGGCTAATGTGAAAATGTTAAATGGTTATTTAGAAGCTGAGATAGTTGCAGCTAGAGTTGGTGCATCTAAGATGGGTTTCTTTACCTCACCTGATGGTGATGGCTATGTTGGCGATGGTGAATACGAAGATACATTTAATCCAACAATGAACGCTCAAGCTGGTGTATTTGAGCAACTACCTCAAGGTATGGACTTCAAAGCATTTGACCCCACCCATCCAACATCTGCTTTTGATTCTTTTACAACTAGTGTTTTAAGAAGTATCGCATCAGGTTTAAATATTTCTTATCATTCATTATCTAATGATTTAACTTCAGTTAATTATTCTTCTATAAGACAAGGTGCTTTAGAAGATAGAAGTATGTATCAGATATATCAACAATTTGTAATTGAGCATTTTGTAAATCCAGTATTCCAATCATGGTTAGAAATGGCTATATCAACTGGATATATCAATTTACCAATGGGTAAATATGATAAGTTTGCTAGGTCAGTAAATTACATTCCAAGAAGTTTTGCTTGGATTGACCCACTAAAAGAAATGCAAGCTAATGTAATAGGTTTACAAAATGGAACACTTACCTATTCTGATATTTCTGCTTCTTATGGTAGAGATACTGAAGAACTATTTGAACAACATCAAAAAGAAATAGAATTGGCTAAACAATATGATATTGAATTAGCTTATCAACCATTTGGTCAAAAATTACCTGTAGAAGCTAAGATACAAGGTGGGGAAGAGGAAGACGATGGCTAGACCAACTGAAGGAATGAAGGTCGAAGCTCAAAAGGGTTTGGACTGGAGAGAAGAGTTTGGTCGTGGTGGTACTAGAGTTGGTGCTGTAAGAGCAAGACAAATAGTAGCTAATGAAAACCTATCTGATGAAACTATAAAAAGAATGTATAGCTATTTCTCAAGACATGAAGTAGATAAACAAGCAAAAGGTTTTAACGCTGGTGAAGAAGGTTATCCTTCTAATGGCAGAATAGCTTGGGCATTATGGGGTGGTGATGCTGGTTATAAGTGGTCAGAAACAAAAGTAAATCAAATGAAAAAAGAAGAAGAAAGAGCAGTATCAGGTAAGGCTCTTGAAATGATTAAGAATAAAGTAGAAGAACATAATGAAGAAGTTGGTGATGTTAAGTCAAAAAGAACTAACGTATCAACACTATCAAAAGTTTATGAAAGAGGGATTGGTGCATATAAAACTAATCCAGCTTCAGTCAGACCAACAGTGAGTAGTCCTGAACAATGGGCAGCTGCTAGAATTAACAGTTTCTTATTTGCTTTAAGAAATGGTAAGTTCAGAAGTGGCAAACATGATACAGACCTACTACCTGAAGGACATCCTTTATCAACTAAAAATAAAGAGGAGAAAGCTATGAATAAAGAAGATAGACATATCCTTAATGTGAGTGAAACTGATGATAAAGTTATCGTTGAATTTGCAAAGCATGAGGATGTAGAACATGAAGGTGAAGAAGTAGAAATGACTGACGAAGTTTCTATGTCTGAATCAGATGAGGAAAGAAAGGTAATTGATATGCCTATGAAATATAGAACTATTGATTTATCTAAACATTCTTATCTTGATGAGGACAAAAGAATGGTTCGTGTAGGTGTTTCTTCTGAAGAACCTGTTGAAAGAAGTTTTGGCATGGAAGTGCTAGGACATTCTGCTGGAGATATAAACATGGAGTTTATAAATTCAGGAAGAGCACCATTATTGCTTGACCATGATATGACTAAGCAAATTGGTGTGATTGAAGAATTCAAATTAGATGAGACAGCAAAGAGGACAACTGCTGTAGTTAGATTTGGAAAATCTGCTTTAGCTCGTGAAGTATTTGAAGATGTAAAAGATGGTATACGCATGAATATATCAGTCGGATATCGAATCGATAAACTAGAACGCTATGAACAAGACAATGAGACTTACTACAAAGCTCAATGGACTCCTATGGAAGTATCTTCTGTAAGTGTTCCTGCTGACCAGTCAAGACTTGTTGGTGTTGGTCGTAGTAAAGATAAACAAAATAATAACATTGAGGTAAAACTAATGGAAAACGAAAAGAAACAAGATATTAATCTTGACGAAGTTAGAGCTCAAACTGTTGAAGATGCTAAAGCTGAATTCAAAAGAAATTCAAAAGAAATTATTGATTTAGCTGTTAAGCACAACAAAAGAGATTTAGCTGACAAAGCGATTGCTGATGGTATCTCTGTTGCAGAATTTAGAGGAATTTTATTAGAAAACATTTCTAACAACACTCCTTTAGAAACTCCTTCAGAAATCGGCATGACTAAAGAAGAAGTAAGAGAATTTAGCCTAGTAAAAGCTATTAGAGCTATGGCTAACCCATCTGACAGACAAGCACAAAGAGATGCAGAATTTGAATTTGAATGTTCTGCTGAAGCTGCTAGACAGTATGGTAAAGATGCTCAAGGTATCATGTTGCCTGCTGAAGTCCTAAGAACTTGGGGCAAAAGAGACATCAACTCTTCTGATGATTCAACTTTAATAGCTGAAGATTACAGAGGTGGCGATTTTATTGATGTATTAAGAAACGAATCTTCAGTAATGCAAGCTGGAGCAACAATGTTAAGAGGATTACAAGGTAATGTTGTAATTCCTAAGAAAACTGCTGCTTCATCTGCTGGTTGGATTGCAACTGAAGGTACTGCTGCTTCTGAAAGTGAATTCACTTCAGGTTCAGTTACTATGTCACCAAAAGTAATTGGTGCTTTTACTGATGCAACAAGACTCTTATTACAACAATCATCATTAGATGTTGAGAACTTAATCAGAGACGACCTAACAAAATCTATAGCTACTGCTATTGATTTAGGTGCTTTAGCTGGTTCAGGTTCAAGTGGTCAACCAACAGGTATTGCTAGTACTTCAGGTATTAACACTACAACTTTTGCTGCTGCTAACCCAACATGGGCTGAGATTGTAGCTATGGAAAGTGCTGTAGCTAACGACAATGCTTTAACTGGTTCTTTAGCTTACATCTGTAGACCTGCTGATTTTGGTACTTTAAAAACAACTGAAAAGGCTACTGGTACTGCTCAGTTTGTTGTATCTCCTGATAACACTATGAATGGTTATAATGTTGTTAGAAGTAATCAAGTAACAAGTGGTGATTTCTACTTTGGTAACTTTGCAGACTTATTAATTGGTATGTATGGTGGACTAGATATTACTGTTGACCCTTATGCATTATCAACTTCAGGTGGAGTAAGAATTGTTGCTCTACAAACTGTTGATGTTGCTGTAAGACATGCAGTATCTTTCTGTAAATCAAGCGACTAATTAACTGATGCTTAAATGGAATGGGGGTAGCAATACCCCCAACTTAGAAATGAAAAAATATAAAATATTAACTGATACAATGGCTGGTGGTTCTAAAGTTCATGCTGGCGATATAGTTGAATTACCTGAACATGAAGGTCATGCTTTATGTGGATATGGTAAAGCTGAAGTTCATGTAGGTAAGCCTAAAGCTGAAAAACAAGATAGAAGCGTAGGTTTAAAAACTTCAAAAACAAAAGCTCCAAAAACAAGAGCTAAAAAATAAATCATGCCTTTAGAGAGTGCATTAGATTTTAACGCCTATGTTGATACAACAACAGGTCATGGTGTTACTGCCACTTTCTTTGAAGTTCAAGCATCGTTATGGGATTCAAGACAAGGATTTATTGATACTTGGTTTGATATTGATTCAGGAGATGCCTATAGTGTTAATATCATAATAGACCAAGAATATTTCAATATTGAAGGTGGTACTGTTCCTGTTGCTGGTTATCAACCTAGAGCAATAATTAAATCATCTGATGTACCCTATATATCTCAAGAAGATAAATTAGTTGTTGATGCAATAACAACTGATAAAGGAAGTGTTCTTAAACCTGAAACTACATTCTTAGTAAAAACAGTAGAACCTGATAATACAGGATTAGTTTCATTAGTTTTAGAGGAACAATAATGTCTCAATTTAGATTAGAAACTGAATTAGATATGGCTGGATATTTAGATATTAATTTTGGTCATGGAGTATCTGCTGTTTATACAAACAATGGTACTTCTACAACAATTAATATTATTTTAAATAATGAATATGTAGAACAAGAAGAAGGCATTGGTGTAGAAGCATTAAAACCAATAGCCTATTGCAGAACTATAGACGTACCAAATATTGCATTTGGAAATAGATTAGATGTATCTGCAATTAAAGATACAAATGGTAATATACTCAAAGCAGCACAAAGCTATACTGTTGTTAATATACAAGCAGATAGAACAGGTTTTAGTGCATTAATGTTAGAGGAAATATAATGGCAAATCATATAAGACAACAAATAAGAGAAAAGTTTGGAACCACTTTAACTGGTTTAACTACAACTGGTTCAAGAGTTTATGAGTCAAGGGTTTATCCATTAGAGACAGTACCAGCATTAGTTATCTATACTAAGTCAGAAACATCTGAACCTATAGTGATAGGCACTGATAGAGTTATGAGTAGAGAATTGTCAGTAGTCGTTGAAGGATATGCAAAAGCTACTAGTGACTTTGATGATACTATTGATACAATATCAAAAGAAGTTGAAGAAGCAATAGCAGCAGATAGAACTTTAGATGGATTAGCTAAAGATTGCTATTTAGAATCAACAGAAATAGAGTTTAATGGTGAAGGTGAAAAACCACTTGGATATGTGAGTTTAACCTTCTTAGCAAATTATTACGTTCAGGAAACTAATCCTGACGTAGCAGTATAGGAGACAATTATGAAATTAATTAGTCCAAATGGCAAAAGTTCTGTAATAGCTCATCCTACTCAGGTTGAGTCAATGAAGAAAAAGGGCTGGAAAGAGGAAGCAGTCCATTCGCAAGATAAAATTAAATCTTCTTCTAAGAAAAAGTCGAAAGACGAGGTAGAAAATGGCGACACATAAAGGAAGTGAAGGAACTGTAAAAGTCGGTTCTAATGCTGTAGCTGAGATTAGGTCTTATTCTATTGAAGAATCTGCTGATACTTTAGAAGATACTTCAATGGGTGATTCTGCTAGAACATATAAATCATCATTGACTTCTTTCTCAGGAAGTTTAGATGTATTTTGGGATGAGACTGATACTAGTGGTCAAGGTGCTTTAACCATTGGCTCAGAAGTAACTCTTAATGTATATCCTGAAGGAGATACAGCAGGTGATACTTATTATACTGGTTCAGCTATTGTTACTGGTGTTTCAAGAAGTGCATCATTTGATGGATTAGTTGAAGCAAGTGTTTCAGTACAAGGTACTGGTGCATTAACATCAACAACAGTATAAGA